TTATACCATAGCCCAATGTTACTTAGGCTACTCTGAACATAATCAATTTTAGTCTTCATAGTTTTAAATTTTGTACCGGCTACGGGACTCGAACCCGCATCACATTAGTTGAAAGCCAATCATCCTATTCCAATTAGACGAAACCGGTAAAAGTTAGTAAGGGCAACAGGATTCGAACCTGCGAACCGTAATTTCCAAAATTACGTTGTATAGCCTCTGCATAACACCCTTAAATAAAAAAGCCTCCCAATTACGGAAGGCTCAAAGCAATGACAAAATATATTATTTTAACATATTCACACACTCATTCCTCCCGAAGTAAATTCCGGCTCTTGAAGACGTTGTGTATGAAGTACTAAATTTTTCATGGTGCAAATATATAACATTATTTTTAATATTTTCACATAAATTAAAAATATTTTTATTTTGAGACTTCTATCGGAATCGAACCGATGTTTTTAGTTTTGCAGACTATCGCCTATACCCAACATTAGCAAAGAAGTCATAGCGCATCCCGAAGGATTCGAACCTTCACGGATTGGTTTTGGAGACCAACCGACACAGCCTACGCTGAGACGCATTGCGGAAAGCAGAGAGCACGATTCCCAAAGTGTTACCTTCAATTCGGTTAGCAACCGGTTCCCGTCCCACGACAGGTTTACTTTCCATATTGCAGAGATGACAGGGTTCGAACCTGCACGTCAGGTTGTCCCCGACATCACGGTTTTCAAGACCGATAAGTACGCCAGCATTACGCATCTCTATTTTGTACCTCCTGTGAGATTCGAACTCACACCTGCACGAGTTTTAAGCCCGATGCCTCTTCCATTTGGGCTAAGAAGGTATTTGTGGAATCAGTTGGAGTCGACCCAACGTCTCACGGGCTTCAACCGTGCGCTAAACCCCTCAGCTATGAATCCATTATGTTGTATTGGTAGGATTCGAACCTACATAGCCAAACGACGACGATTTTACAGACCGCTGATTTCGCCCACTTACCATCAATACAATATAAAAACAAAAAATCCCTAAACTTTCGAATAGGGATTTAGAACGAACTATGTCAAAAAGACAAATTTATTGAACGTAAAATCCCTTGCCGTTAAAATACGACAACCAACTAAACGAACATAAACTTAAACCTTTTTTCATAATTTCTTTTGTAGCGAGAGAGGGATTCGAACCCCCGACCTTCGGATTATGAGCCCGACGAGCTGGCCAACTGCTCTATCTCACTCTGCAAAGATAAACAATTATTTTTAATATTTTTACTATGAAGTAAAATATTTATTTTGCTCCCCGTGATGGACTCGAACCACCAACCCTAAGTTTAACAAACTTCCGCTCTGACCATTATAGCTAACGGGAAATATTAGTTGCTCCGAAGGGACTTGAACCCTCAGCCTCCGCATTATGAGTGCGTTGCTCCACCATTGAGCTACGGAACGATATGTGACCTATGAAGGATTCAAACCTCCGACATCATCCTTAGAAGGGAAGCGTTCTATTCAACTGAACTAATAGGCCGGTTGTCCCTTGTGTAAGATTCGAACTTACGACCTTCTCCGTGTAAAAGAGTTGCTCTGAACCAACTGAGCTAACAAGGATTTTGAGCCGACGACAGGAATCGAACCTGCAACCACTTCGTTACAAAGGAAGCGCTCTACCAAATTGAGCTACGAGGGCATTTTTAAGCGGTCGCAGAGGGGCTCGAACCCTCATTTTAGATGAGTGACAGTCAAATTCCCCGACCTGTGGGGCTCATACAACCTATAGCGGCTCGTTTTTACAGAAGAACCTTTCGAACAAACTGTTTGAGCGACATGTGAGATTCGAACTCACGATGATTTCCTACTTGGAAGGCAGGTGCAATCGACCACTATGCGAATGTCGCATTATTTTGTAGGCGAAGTAGGATTTGAACCTACGCATACAATCTTATCAGGATTGCTTTCTACCGGACTGAATTACCCGCCTATTTTTGTTCCCCCTATAGGAGTCGAACCTATCTTCGTAGATTAAAAGTCTACTACATCCACCAACAATGTTTAGAGGGAATATAATTACACACCCTCAAAACTTGAAGGTGTTATATCTGTTTATATTTCTTAAATTCTTTTTTCATCTTATTATTTATTTTTTATTGTGGAAGTAGAGAGGCTCGAACTCTCCGCAATCGGTTTGCAAAACCAATTCGCCAGCCAAAGGAACATGTACCCCCAAAAACAAAAATCCCTCAAAACTTTACTTCTGAGGGATTAATGCGTTATGAACAATTTAATATCTTACATAAATATCAACACATAGATTCCCTCGTAGAAGACTTATCGCCTCCGACAATCGCAATCGTTCTATTGGTATTTATTGTTAATGCTATCATTATTATTTTTTTCTTTGTAATTCTTTAATTATTGTGCAAAGATAAACAAAAAAATTATATGTTTTCTATAAAATAAAAACTTTCTATATAAAATAATTCTCCGTCATCAAGGTCTGATTCTAAAAACAATGATAATCCATTCATTCGGGTAATTATAGACTCTAAAGTATTCTCTTTATAACCTATCATAACTTGTTCTGAGTTGTTATAATTTACACTTGTAAATTCAAAAATCTTATTAGAACCTGTTAAATTTACTCCTGTATTATTCAAAACATGTCCGGATATAAAAACTTTTCCTCCGTGTATTTGTGTCTTTATATCGTACTCAAATCCGTTCGTCTCTTGAATTGTAACGACAAAATCAGTTTCTATTGAGTTGTCTCTATTTATACTTCCAACTGAAACTACATCCTCTAAATTCTCAGAAACATAATCTAAAATATCAGAAGTCTTGATATTCTTAGTTAATAATCCCGGAGTATCATCATCAGTACCTATAAGTCTTTCATTACCTGTTAATATCGATTTAGTAATGTACTTACTTTCATCTTTAATTCTTCCCATTTCTAAAAATTGGTTTTATATGTTAAATAAAAAAGGGAGGGAGAATTTAATCCCCTCTCCCTTAGTTTTATATTCTCGTCAAGATTATCTTAACAACATGAAGTTATTAGCTCCAAGTACACAAAGCGCTCTTTCAGACAAGAAGTTAACAGACATGCTATCAACATCTGTGTTAGAAGCACCACCGGCAGAACCTACAATCCAAGATTTATATTTTCTATCCTCAGCCTCAGATTTACGGTAACGAACGTGTAAGAATGGTCTTTTAGCGTTTTTACCTAAAACCTCATCGTAAACTGTCATTGTACCGGCAGGAACGATAATACCATCGATGTCAGTTAAGGCACCTCTTGTATCGGCTTGGTTAAGATATTTCCAATCTGTTTTATAGAAGTCATATCCTAAGTTAAATCCTTTGAATCCTAAGTTCAAGGCCATATCAACATCATTATCGAATAAACCGTAAGATGCCAATGAAGTGTTAGCATTAGAAATAGAAGCTAATACTTTGTCAATCTCAAACGATGTTTTTCTGTTTACGAACAACACATTTTCTTCGATAGCACCCTCTTTGTCGAAGATTTTGATGATGTTTTCAATATCTTCTCTATCAGTAATGTTACCTGTACCGATGTTACCTCTGTTGGCTACTTCGTAGAATAAACCTTTTGTACCTTTGTACCCTGCAGTTAAAGCGGCAGAACCGGCAACAGCAGGCTCTCCTTCAACCATAGAAGTCTCCAAGTAATCCTCATAACGAAGACGAGTCTCGTGTTCAGATTTCAAGTACCATAAGTACCCTGTTGCCCCATTCTCAGTAGTAACTTCAATCCATCCGATTTGAGCCATATCAGAACCGTTTACCTCGTACTTATCTTTGATGATAATTGGAGATGTGTCAAGGATTTCTGATTTAGCCTCAACTGAACCTTGCATACCGGCAGTTCCTTTTTTGAATTCAGAACCGTAAACAAATACCTTCAATGCAGAAGCAGTTGCAGATAAAGCTGTTAAATCGGCCGCAGAATAAGGAGCTACTGTGATAACATCGTCAGCTACAGTTAAAACCAAAGCTTTTACGACAGCATTAGTAGTAGTATCATTTAAGATAACAGTTTGGTTCACACGAACGGCAGGGAAATTACCTAATGCATCAGCATCAAAAGTAACTTCATTAACGTCTGTTTTAGACGCAGTACCGAAGATGTGCAATCTACCTTGCTCGCTCCACTTAATCATATCGGAAGCAGAAGGTAATTCAGCGCCTACCATTCTAAGGAATGATGCAACTGAACGGTTCCCGAATCTCTCGAATTCCTTCTCGTAAACATCAGGAAGTTCGTGTGACATAAAATCAAAATCACTAACATAATTAGTTGATAATGTAGCCGGAACCGGAGCAGGAGTCAATGTAGGAAACCCTGTTATAGTGTTAGCTGTAAAATTTGCAGTTTGTCCCATTTTTTAATTTTTCTCTTTTTAAATATTAAGTTCTTTTTCTAATTTTTAAACCTCCTTCGAAATCATCTTTGGACACTACTCTCATTTTCGGCCCGGCGTTATTTATGTTAGTATCCTTAATATCTTTCACAGACATTGAGATATTCTTAACATCTTTAATCACACTCTCGGTTGCGCTCGCCTTTCCTTGCTCGTAGAAAAACTTAGCAAAACCATCCGGGTCTCTAAACATTGCTAAAGCTTTGTGGTATTGATGAGCATCTTTCAAATTACCATCTTTGTCAAGATGTTTTGCGATTACCTTTGAAATGTCAGATTGAGATAGTTTTGTCTCATCAACATTTTTAGGAACATAAAACTGTTTGTTATCCTCTCCTAAGTCAAACTCAAAACCTTTGAATTCTTTAGAGAATAATTGTTCAGTTTTCTCACTAAACACTCTTGCTTTTGCCTCAGCTTTATCGCCTTGTGATTTCGAACTCTGTTCGTATTCTTGGTAAAACTCAAACGCTTTTTTATAATTCTCAGGAATATCAGTTGTCTTAGACTCTAATTCAACTTTTAAACTTTCCTTTAAACCGTTTAAATGCGTTCTTGCTTTAAACAATTCTTCTTTTAACAAAACCTTTTTTCTCTTAATATCTTTCTCGTCATCTAAATCTTCATCAAACGAATAAGAATCTTCTAAAATTGTATTTACATCATCTCTATCAAGATGAGGTTTTGTTTGCTTGTAATATTCAACCAATACTGCGGTATCATCCTCTTTGTCCCAATCTTTATTTATTCTGACATAGTTATCAACACCATATTCAATTAGACGCTTAATATCCTCCGGCAATTCTTCTTTCTCAGGAACGATGAAAACATCATCTATTTTCTCGTAATCTTTTTGATATTTTTCCTTAAAGAATTTTAAAATCTTAGATTCATCAACATCATCTTCAACTACTACTTCTTCCTCTTCTGTTTCGACAGGATTTTTTAAACCTTCTCCTTCTCCGCTTCCGTTATAATCGCCTTCGTTGTTCTTTTTACCATCGTCGGCTATGTCCTCCAAATTAGTGTTATCATCCTTAATTTCTCCCTCTACGGATTTATTAAAGTCCTCACTATTTGGGTCGATTACTTTGAATTTTAATTCGCCCATGTTATATTGTATTAAATTTCTGCAAAGGTATAATAAATTTTTCTTACATTTCAAATAAAGAATCAACCTCTCCTATAGAATCTTCTTCATCAAAATCGATAGGGTCTAAGTCTTGGTTTCTCTGTTTAATCATCTTTGATTGTTGAGTAGCCTGAATCTTAGTTCTTGCATCTTTTCTATCCTCTTTGTCATCCTCTTGAGCTTTAACTATTTGAAGTTGCTCCGCTTTTCCTTGATTTTGCAACTGCATTTGACCAAGCAAAAGTTGAGACTTATATTCAAACTCTTTAGCCATTTTCTCCATACCTAAATCGTGTTCCAATTTAGTTAGATATGCTTTTCCTTCTGTTTCAGCTTGAGTAACTTTTATTTTTTCATTTGACGTTGCTTCCGCTAAAGATGCTTGGCTTTGAGCTTGAGCTTCAAAATCTTTTTGTTTTAACTCAGCATCTCTTTCTTGTTTCATTCTCTTTTTAACCTTCAATAACTGAGATGCGATTTTAACATTCTTAACATTTCTAATGTCTATAGAGTCATCAACCTCAATATTACCTGCGGCAATAGCGGCCTGAATGTTTTGGTTTAAAAGTTGTGTTTCTTCTTCATCCGGTAAAAGGTCAACATAGATACCAAAATTGTATAAATGAAGGTCTTTTATTTTATCAATTACATCAACACTACCACCTCCAATCATCATAGCGAAATCCTCTTTCATATCAGAGAATTCGAGAACATCAGACATTCTATAGCATATACACTCAGAAAGTCTTCTTGTTGTAAATAATCCACTTTGAAGAACGTGTTTTGTTGCTGTATTTGAATTAAGTGCGGCAAGTTTTTGTAATCCAACTAAACTGTCGTCGCTTGGAACAGTTCCATCTCTTGCCTCATTAAGACCTGTTACGGCACGAATCATATTTAAGTAGTAATCATACATTCCTGTTAAAGATTGTATTTTATTTCCTCCTCCTGACGATGTTAATTCCTGAACAGGAATTCTTGCGTTATTGAATTCTCCATCCTCTGTAAAACTTCTTCCTAATACACTACCTGTTTGGAAGTACATATTAAGAGCTTCTGCAGGAGTATATGACTGTCCATTTCCTAAATTAATAGAGTTTAATCCATCAACATCAAGGAAAACACCATCCGGTTTCATACCTGAAATAACCTGTTGCAATTTAAGGTGTGTCAACTGAATTTGGTCTGCAGGAGGAATCATTCTTTTAACAAGACTATCTATCGAACCTCTATACATTCTTGGCGCTGACATAACGTATGGAGCATAAACTTTAGATATAGAAGATTTAGGTCTAACCATATTCTTCATTAGCTCCCATTTCAATAAGATATTAGTCCCTAAAACCAAACACCCCTCGAACCATACATCTATTCTTTTAGATAGTTTTTCAAATCTTGCATCATCTCCTTCGGGAGATTCAAAAGTATCATCTCTTTTTATAACCTTACTTCCTCCATTATCATTATATTTTTTCTTGTAAACAATATTAAGGTCTGTTTTGTATGCAAAAAATAAAAGTGTTGCGGAGTTATTTTGAATGCTATTAGAAGCATTACCTCCTTGAATATTTTGATAAGTATCCCATTTTGAAGCTATCTGAGAAATCTCCTTAATGTCTTCTTGAGATAAATTAGGATTTATTTTCTTGATTTCAGTTATAGCAACATTCTTAACTTCTCCGAAATAATAACAGTCTTCAAATGTAGGGTCTTCTGTTGGGCTCCAAACCATATTGGCCGGGTCGCAATATTCAATCCTAATTCCATTATGAGTATCAAATGAATGTTTTGCCGCAGAAACACCTAAAACAGTTGCATCTTCGTCAATTCTTCTTTTTATTAAATCGTAGTTGTTTAGTTTTAATACATTCTCTATGGCTTTCTCCTCAGCGATTTCAATCTCATCTTTGTAGAATTCCATGTGCAAATCTAATTCCTGCTTATTTCGAGGCATTTCTTCCTCAGGAATAGGAAACATATCTTTACCTAAAAGATTTTTTGCATCTTTATACAAAGGAGCGGCATTCATAGCTCTCTCTATATCATTCTTATATCTGTCTTTTTTATTTGAAGATATACTATCGATTGCGTCAGCTTTAATTTCATAAAGCCTATTTGACATTCCATTTACAACAATATCAACGAATTTAGGGATTACAGGGACAGGACTCCAATCTAAGTTCAAATAAGAAATATCTCCGTTAACAGACATTTCTTTCTTGTACTTACCAACCGGTTGTTCTCCCCTTGCATAAAGTCTTAGTTTGTGGAATTGGTCTCTATTAGTGTAGAATCTACACCCGGAAGACGTGGTTCTTCTAAACCACTCTCCTTGAATAGCGTGAGCTACATTTCTTCCATAATCATCACTTTTCTTCTCTTCATCCGTCATCAAATGATTAGGAAAGTATATGTTTGGTATTACTAAATCGTTAGTCATATTACTTTATTAATTCGCTGTGTAATCCTTCGTTTTTATATCTTGCAAATTTAAAACTAATTTCCGTATTGTTTCTTATCGGCTTTGTTACATAAATTTGAGTACCCATAATTGCCAAACCGCTACTTACTGTAGGGTCATGTTTTGTTCTGTTTGAAGGGTCATAACTCGCCCAATCACTCAATGTTCTGTTAAAATACATGTGCCCCATACTTCCTTCTTCTCTTACTCTACCGGTATAGTCAATTCCTACATAATCGTCTATATGAGCTTCAATCGCATTTTCTTGTAATTCTATAGTTTGAACAGATGAAGGAATACCTCCAAGTTCTTTCTCTGATTTCGAAAGGTCGTTTTTATGTTTGTCAGGACGGTTAAGGGAGAATCCCCTATATCCTCTTCTTTGAAAATATTTTAATTGACCCGACTTATTGTTCTCTATCAAAATAGGAAGGCCGTAAAATACACAGGCCATAAGGCAGTTCTCATAAAACTCTTCTGCAGTACGAGGTCTTGCTATGTATTCTAAAAAGAAATGATTACTTGGTGCGTCATCTAAATTGAACTTAGTAAATCCGTGAAGAGAACCTTTAGAACCTCCTCCTCCAACAACGCCTGAAATATCATAAGTATCACATCCAAAACATCCTATATGTGAGTTTCCCGGATAGCGAATATCATTTCTCAAATCAACGTTATTCCTCATCTCCTTCTTAGGAAACCATGTAACTCTGAAATCTCCATTCTTATCAGGAATCCATTGAACCTCTGAATCCTGAACTCCATTTTTCCATTGGAATCTCCCAACATTTACAACCTTACTAAGTTCAAGGCCATCATTAAAATCTATCTGCTCATATATTTTTGTCAAATCAAAAAGGCTGTTCTTTGACTCATCACGAAAAGCATGCCCCTCAGTTCTTGGATTCTGACGGAAAAATTCGTTAAGGTCATCTGATTTGTCTCTTAAAGACTCAACTGTATTATTCCAAAAGTCTATTACTCCATCGTAAACCCATTCTCCTTGATTATCTTTCATGGGAGTTTTAGGTGTATAAAATATAGGGAATCCATAAATATCAATATACCCCTCATAATTCCACTCCATAGGAATAAAAAGAGAGTAGAGCCCACTAACTGTTCTTCCATTACCGTCTCTCTTTAAAACATCACTATCATAGTATAATTTTTTAAAGTTAGAACCACCATCGGCTTGTGAGTTGCAAGTACTACCCATCATGCATTTACCAATCATTTTCCTACCAACTCTTAAACAGGTTTTTGTAACCCTCCAATTCTTTAAGATATTAAAAGGTTTCAACCACTTACCACTCTCATCGTGAACGAGTAGAATCATTTTAATACCGTCATAAGAGTTATCTCCCGTGTTGTTCCAATCTATAGTAGTATCAAGACCTTCTATTTCATCCTCAGAAATATTGTACATATTGTTTTTTGTAATCTTAGATGCGGGTACACGATATGATAGTTCGGTTTTCGGTTTATCCATACCATCCATAATAGGCTTGAAAAAGAATGGATAATTATTTGAAATAGGAACAACTTTATCTGTAAACATTTCTTTAGCATCCGGCCCAGTTTTTGACAATATTCCAAGACGTGATTTTTTAGATATGGTGGCCCTATTGATTAGCTCTGCACTTGCCATAAAAGAGAAACCTGACCTACGATTTTTAAGAAAACATATACCAAAACAACGGTAATCAGCCTTACATGCCTCCCAAAATATCCAAAATATTCTATTAGCTTCCCTGAATTCAGGAATACCTACGTCAATTTTAGTCCATTGAAGGTACATATAATTACTACCTGTGATATAAGAAGGAACTCCATTATTCATAAAGAAAAGGCCATCTTCCCTTTTATCAAACTCGCTCTCTATGTACGGAGTCCATTTAGCTTTAAAACTATTTGGAAATGTGTTCCAATGAAATATAGTTTGAATTTTTTGAAGTTCTTTAGGCATTTCATCAGGCTCCCAATATTGCTCCTCTTTCTTTGTGCTTCTTTTTTTTATTCCTGTTTTTGGTACGGCCGGTAATGCTACTTTTAAATTTTGAATTTCATAAACCTCTCCAATAGTACCATTCTTTGAAATTACAATTATATCAAACTCTTGATTATAACCATAATCCCACGACTTTTTCTTATTCCTTTTCTCTATTTCTTTTTGAGGAACCGGAGACACAACTCTATAAAGGCTTAAATTTTCCTCTACCTTACTTGCTTCTACCTTCTGCGAAAGACCTAAATTTTGCTCCATTTTTTTCTTCTTCTTGCAGAGTTTCATCCATTAGATTTTTCTCTGTCTCAATTTTATTTAAAATATAAAATGCGTCATCTAACGCTGTCTTTTTTGCTATAACAGCATTACGCATCTTATCGGCCGCAACGGCCTCTTCTTTTGCAAATGTTGTTAACATTTTTAGAATGTCATCGTCACTTGCATCTTGAAGGTATCTGAAATCAGCCAAACTATGAGGATTTTCATCAGGTATAATTTCACTCTGTAAAACCTTTATAAGCTCATTAACAGACTTATATGCGGCAACTATGATTTTATCCTTTAATTCCTTGTGCAATTCATTATCTTCTAAATTCATATCGATTAAAATTTAATTACAATGTCTCTATTCCTCATTCTGTAAAGATTCTCTCCATCTATCTCAAATAGGTATTCACTATTTTTAGTAAATCCTATTCGGTCTCCAATATTTATGCCATTACTTGAGAGGTATTTATTTGAGAAAACAACTTCTCCAATATGGTCTTCCTCGTTTCCGGGATTATATATCTCTGAGTGTTGTATTTTCTTTATAGGCCTTATAAAACAATAATCAAGATGTGAATTCCATCCATCCCCATTATTATAAAGATATATTCTTGACGGGTCAACTATATACAAGTCATCTCTAAAAAATTCACGACTCTTTTTTTTATTTCCCTTCATATCCAAATAGGTTCTAAATACGTTGTGATGTATTACAACTTTATCCCCTTTTTGAATTAATCCACTATAATTTAATGGAACCTCTACGACAATAGCAATTCTATTTACAAACTTAGAATCTTCTATAGTCGCATTAACTACAATACCATTCTCATTGGAATTATTGTACTCACTCCCAAAAGGAGTTAATATGAAATTATATGGACTTCTCATTAGAAATTAATATTGTACTCTACAATAATAGGTAGGTTATGGTTTAATTCTTTCCATAGAATAACCTCTCCGTCTTTCTCTGTCCAAATAAAATAATCTCGTGATTTGTCTCTCGTTATGGCATGTATATTTCTACCATCTAATACGTTTTGTCCTACAATGTAGTGCATTGAGTTTTTGTAGTCAACTCCAATGGAAACTTTTCTTATATCTCCCTCCATAATTTATTTGATTTAATTTCCTGCAAAATTATAAAATAAAAGCCAAAGGTCTCCCAATGGCTTAAATTAATAATTAATTTACTTTTTATTTATTTTCTTTTTCTTGAGGAGGTTCCCTTTCTTCTATCACTCCGGTATCAATGTTAATCGATACATTTCCGTATTTAGATAATAGTTCTTTTTGAATCTCTCCAAACTTAGAGTTGTTACCTCTTATATTCTGAAACACTCTTATTTTCTCAATGGCTATTTCCTGACTTGAGATTTCAAGGTCTGCCATTTTGTTTTTTAAAGAGACATGGTTATTGTTTAATTCACGCAATTTCCCAAGTTCTTCTTTTGTTACCTTTCTTTTCCTTTTGTTTTCCATATTAATTAGATTAAATTTCGACAAAAATACACATTTTTTAGTTTATATCTTCTTTAAACTAAGATTTTCTGTAGTTTTTTACTTGTATTGTTTTTGAGGATTTACTATATCATTTATAACCCGCCAAGTTTATACAAAGAAAATCTCCTTTCTTATATATTCCGCAATGCGTGTAATTTGGATTTATTATAGCGTTTTTATGATGTTCACTATTTTCAAAAGCACTAATTTCACTTGCTGCATTTAAAAAATTATAAGCGCATACTTCGCCAAAACGTTTAGCTTTTGAAATAATAACTCTTTTATAAAAAAAATCATGGTTTATAGCATTTATACTATCCATATATTCAGCGTGTGATGTCGCACATTCAGTTAATATTTTTTCAGGTATTAAATTAGTACAATTATATTCATTTCTTAATAAATTTATTTCATCTAATACTTCTTTTTGATAATCAGTGTATTCTATTACAATTGGCGTACCTATTATTATTTCCTCATCGTTTTCGCAAGATATTAAAAATATACTAATTAATAAAAGTATAAATCTTTTCATATAAAATTATATTTGGATATTATTAGCATTTATAAAAATTTCATTTACTTCAAAATCTGTCATTTGTAAAATATTTTGAATAAATAAAATTGTTTGACTATTTCTTTCAATTATAGTACCATAATTCCAGATATACAAAGCTCCTGTTTTTTGAGGTTCAGGAAGTTGATTTATAGCATTTATTACATCTTGTTCTTTGTTTAATAATGATAATATAGCCCTGACTCTCCACAAAGCTACTTCTTGTGGTAAATTTTTATTTAAATAATCAGCATATATCTCTTCTTCTGTAGCTCCTTCTATCCAATTTTGTCCATTAAATTTATGTTTAACAAAATTTCCTGTTATTGGCGTTTGAGTATAAAATTCCATGCCTTCATTGCTTTCTGAAAAAACACCTAAATAATACCCATTTTCGTTAATTCTGTAATACATAATTAAAATGATTTTATACGTCCTACTTGATATTGTCTACAAGTAACAACATCAGTATCAGTAGTTAATGCAAAAGAAAGAGAAAGCTTCCAAGCTGTTGTAGGATTTAAAGTAGTCAATGCCGAAGCCTTGTTTGTTGAGGCTGTCATGTCACTTACTAAATTTGTATCTTGACGCATTGTTCTTAATAAATTACCTGATGCAAAATGCATTCTTTGTCTTATGATTCCCCAAGATGTAGCAGCGCCCGAAATTGCTGTAGCTATTAATGGGTCGGCTGTTGTTCCGGTTGTTCCGGCTCTTAATCTCATTGTACAAGAACCAGATCCAGTCTTATCAGCATCAAATAAAAGTTTTAAAATATCCCCAATAGCAAACTCATTTGCAGAAATATCTAAAGTTAAAACAATAGTTTCCGCGGTTGTACCTGTGTGATTTATAGCAACATCACCTTTACAATAAATAAAAGTTTCTACTTTATCAATATTTGCTTTAGTATTTAAAGCTGTAGCAACTACATCTTCGCTAGGCGATTTGTCTGTTACTCCGTTGGTTATTGTCTGTGAAGGTGGGTAGTATACAGATGAAGCCCATGTAGCAAGAGATGCGTCATAATATCTAAAAATATATGCACCTTTTGTATATGTAATACCACCTATTACAGCATCTCCATAAACAACAAGCACTGAATAACAAGATGGGGCACTTACACTTGGTGGTGTTGGGTCAGTGAATATGTTAGTCCCTCCTACACTATTTTCAGACGAATAATCAACTCCGAAATTAGCAGTTATATTAGATACAACTGATACTCTTTCAACACCTAAATTATAATTTCCAGCAGAATATCTTTGTGGTGCAGTAAAAAGTGTATTTCCAGCAACGGATCTTGAACCTGTTCGGATTGAAACTGAACCACTGCTATTTGTTCTTTTTAGTTCAGCAGATGTACCTAACACATTAATCTCTGACGAATCCGTAGTAGAACTGCTTATTTTTAAAGCAAACCCACTACGTTTAAACGATAACGAACTAATTATTGTGTTTGCTGTATTTCTTGTCTGCAAAAAGAATCTTTTCTGGTCGAATCCTGAATCTGTACCTTGGAAGACTTCTAAATCGTAAACATTATTTGTGGCGCTTTCTGTAAAAGTTCTTCCTGCTGTTGTTACTTGTTGAAGTGTAGGCACAGTTATAACAGGATAATCTATTATTTTAATATCCCCAAAAGAATCTCTAACTAACAGTTTATCGCTTGTCAGACCTGTGTCAGGTGTTTGTGTAAATCTTATTTTACCATCTGACAATAATCTAAGAGATTCTATATCTGAAGAACCAACTTTAAATAATGTGTAACCTTTTGACAGAAGTTCATATCCAAGAGTATTTGTAGATAATTGAGAAGAATTTTGTCCAATTACAGGGTTTCCTAAAACAAAATCTAATTTGCTTTGACTTCTATCTAGTCTTAAAAATGTATTCCCACCAGGCACAAAAAATACTTTATTTGCATAATTTGCTCCAAGTGTTGTTCCTAAATCAACAAATCCACTATTTCCAAGAGTAACTCCATTTGGTGTGAATTTCGGTATGTAATTAATTAGACCACTTCCTGTGATTCCAGTTACAGGTTGTGCTGTTGTTACATAAGAACTACCATTCCAAATATAATATTCAGGAATTCCTGTTGTCAATTCATGTGTCACAACATATATAACTCCTGAAACACCTGTGCCGGGAAGGCCTGCTTCATCTTCATACTCCAACACTTCTTCCTGAGTTAAATAAGGAACATCATTTGTCAACTGCGACAATAAAGTAGGAATATCCAATATAGTAGCAATTTGGCTTGAAGCACCTGACGGATATTGATACGATTCTCCTCCATCTACCGTTAATGCTGTAGTTTGAAATAAAACACTATTTGATGGGTCTTGAATCAACATTTGAGTTCCTGCAAACCTTATGTAGTTTCCTCCTCCATAATTTAACATAGTAATTTCTCCATCCGTAGAAAAAGAAGATGTTCCTGAAACATCAGTTAATACAAATGAATGAGCGCCTAACCTTGTTACAGGGCCAACAGCGTTTATTGTTTTATCCCAAAAATCTAAGAATTGTTCTGCTCTATTTAAAACAAAATAATAATCTGAATCAAGTCTAAACAAGGCGTCTTGAGTAATAGACTCATCTCCTTGCTGTAACACTTCTTCTAATGTTGGTACTGTTATTGGGTTAGAATCTAACCAAGCTTGAAAAACAGGGTCGGTCTCTATAAAAGATGCGGCACTATCAATTAATGTGATTATATAGTCCTCGTCCTCTAATAAATCCCCATTACCATTTATAAATGTTAACTCTATATTCAAGAAGTTTGAATCAGAAACCCAATCTTCTACTGATGTAATTCTATAAAAACCGAATATATTAGGCGTTGATGCTTTTGATATTAAAACATTTGACCCAACCATGAAATCAACATAGCTTGATACATCTATCTGCTTTAGAGTTCTCTTGCTCAAAATAAACTCAGACACAGATGAAAATGGAATAACAGGGCCAATTTCTGTAGCAAAAGAAATGCTTCCATTTACATCACGAATTTCCCCTCCATCAACTGTTTGATAGAAATAACGCAAATTATTTGCCACATCAATAACCTGACCGGTATTAAAATATTCAGCGACTAAATTTGCCGTGAAGTTTTTAGTCTTCCAAGCCTGATTAAAGTCGCTTCCTATCCACTTATCATTTCCGGTTATGAAGGTATCCTTTTCGTAATTCTTTATCCTCATTCGTTAAAACAATTTATACTCTACGTTTACTGCGTATGTTCCTTTGTTGTTTATGTAATATTTTCCTACAACTGCTATTCTTTTATACTCAAATCTTGCTCCGGCGTAAGGAGAGATTGAGTTCGGTTGAAGATTAATGCACTCGACACCCAAATACCCATTTATCTTAGGTCGAGACATTTTATTTATAATTTTATCCTTATCTGATATAATTCCATCTTTCAATGAGATTATCCCATTAAGATTACTAATTTTCTTATCTTTTAGACTATCGATTTTTTTTAGATTGTCATATCTGTATAAATCAAAAGCTATCTGTTTTACAATAGGCTTAGGAAAACATATAAGCTCCTCGTCTTTTTTTACTTCAATATCAGGGTATCTATTCTCTATATTTTCCTTGATTTTAGGAGTACTCATTCCGTCAATCTTTTTAATTCCCTCTAATTCTTCTTTTTTGATTTTGGTTATAGAAGAGTCTATTTTCTTATTCTCTACCTCAATAGTTTTTACCTTATCCTCCTTTTTTTTTATAGAGGAATCATATTCACTAACCAGCTTATAATTGCAAGATATAGCCCATATAATAATAATCAATACTGCAAGCCAATTTCTTTTTAAAAAATTCAAAAATAACATATATCTATTGTTTTACGAGAAGAATAAATCAGCCTCAGCTTTTCTTCTCTTGATTAATCCCGGAAGAGGTTTCTTACTTCCGCTTCCTGTAATATATTTTGTTTCCATCCAATTACGAATTGCAACATCTCCTGCTTTCTTATTAATCAGGTTATATAATGTCTGAGACCCTCCTGTGTTATAGATATACGAAACTAAAGCATCAAATTGGTTTTGAGATAAAGGAACCCTTACATTTTGAGCAACAATTTCCTCTCTCGGTTTAAGGTCTGTCTTCAATGCCGACATTGCATCTTCCTTCGTATGAATTGAAATTAAGGAATAGGCTAATTCTTTGTTTTCCTTTCCCTTTATGAACTTGCCTTTTTTATCACGCATAGCCCTCCCATATCCTTCCGTCCAAATCCCAACAGGGTCTAACTTAGGCTGTAATCCTATCTTTGACAAATCTCCATCATGTAAAGACTCAAACTTTACAATTAGATTAATACAGTTATTACTTACTCTCATATTTTTTAAATTCTTTTTTCAATCTATCAATCTCCCCTCTCATCTTTTCATTCTCCTTCTTGATTTCATCATACTCCTTTTCAAGAGCATCGTATTTAGTTTTCATCTCTCTGTGAAGTTTCTCCCAATTTTGAGACCTCTCAACTTCTCTTGCATAATCCAACTGTATTTTGTTGAATTGTAGTTGCAATTCCTTGTTGTGATTTTTTACCTCAATTAATTCCGACATAACCTCAGCCATACGAGCCTTATAGTCTTCCAAGAATGTACCATACAAATCGGCCATACTCTGCGTAGCATCAGCATTACCTTTTTTCAATTCCACTCTCTTCGCCTGTTTTCCTCCGAAGAACCATCCGACAGCACCACTCAAAGCGGTACTGCCAATTATCTCTAACCAATTATCTACAAACCAACTCATGCCTATATTACTTTTTGTTTTTAGTATTATTGGTTCTTGCTGAAACAACTCTAAGATTAGATTTTTCATTGCTTCCTCCTTTTGCTAATGGTTTTTTATGGTCAACAACCTTACCTTTCGGTATATTTTTAAATTTAGACCTTGCTTTCTCTCTAACAGCTTTTTTCTTTTTCTCCTCAGGAGTGGCATTTTTAGCTTTTTTATACGCCTTACCCTTATCAGATTGATTCCATTTTTTTGAGGATTTCTGATGTTTTTCACGAGCTTCGGGGTTTTCCCTATAATACCTTGCTGTTTTACTTATATTATCTCCCATACCTTGATTTTCCGTATAATAATTTATTAATATGAAGTTCAGGATTATTCAGTCTTGCTTTTCTATCTTCACAGTTGCAATTCTTAACTAATTTTTTTACAATCGGATGTATTCCTGTGAATTTAGTAAGTTTTTCTACTGAGTCTCCTAATCCCTTAGATTTCATATTATTTTTTATTTTTCCTCAATCCTCTTTCTTTTGCTTCTGTATATCCTCCTAATCTACTTTTATTAGGGAATAATCTGTTTTTACCATTAATAGCATCATCAAATCCTTTTTTATAATCAAGGCTATCTTTTGATGTGGTTTTCTTTAATTTACTATACTTAGGTTTTATACTATCCTGAGTAGTTTCTTTTGTTTCCTTTATCATGTTATTTATTATCTTTTAAACTTTCTCCTTTATTAGTTTGACCTGTAGAGCAACTTCCTTTTGATTCTCCTCTTTTATTTGCAGAGCTTGTGTTCATTCCATCAAGTTGAACATTTGGTTTTTTAGCATCTTTCTTTTGTTGTTCTCTTTGTTCTTCACGAGTCATTCCCCTTGATGCAGCTTGTCTATTTAGTATAGAATCTTTTTTTCTAACTATTTCAGCCCTCTTTGCTTTTGTAATAGCTTCCATCTCTGCTCTTTTTTGCTGAGGACTTTTCCTTACTGTGTCTTGCTCAACAACTCTTCTTTGAGCAATCTTATTATTAACGTTAGGCATATCTGTTTTGTTTATCGTGCAAAGTTACACGATTTTTCTCTATATATTTGTAATCGTAAATTCAATAAAATCATGTCAAGACTACCCGGAAGAAGAAAAATGTACAGAAAGGGAGGAAAGCCGGAACTGTATAGAATGGAGATGCTCAAAAGCGGAAGAGCTAACTATTATTACAAAGAAAAGGCTTCTACCTATATGAAATATCTTCGTGTTGTAAGGAAGTATATTCAAGAAAAGTACAACATTTCATTAGATGAGTTAGAAATGATTCTTTTCCTTTATGATGAAAATATCTTTGATAGAACTACATTTTTAGATTATTCTTGTATAATGGGATTTAATAGTATCGACTGGCTTTCAAAACTAAAGAAAAAGGAAATTGTAAAGGTGTGGAGAGATGAGAAGGGGTATAAGCATTTGTACACTTTGTCTCAGAAATACAAGATTGCATGCAGGAAATTCTACAACCATCTTGAGGGCGAACCAATTCCTACAAATCCAATCGCTAACCCAATATTCAAAGGAGATGACCCAACATATACAGAGAAACTATACCGAAAGTTAATTATGAAAATGAATAAAAAAAGAGAAGAAGATGGTACTGCAGAGAAAATAGTTGGAACAAAATAAAAAAGGAGGGATTAAATTTCCCTCCTTCTGTTTTAAAGAATGACTCTTACATCATTTTCCATTATAACGAATAGTTTCTTTCCGTCAATCCTGATTTCACTCTCCCCCATTTTATCGTAGTATATTTTGTCTCCGACTTTAATATCTTTGACATCTCCAATTCCGACCACTTCTCCTAATTTATACCTAATTTCTTTTGTGTTTGGAAGAACAATACCAATCTTAGTTTTCACTTCTTCTTTCAGCTCAGATATAATCAATGCTTTACCGTATGCCTTCATAATTAATTCTCTCTTATTTTAGTTAATCCGTCAAATATAAGTTTTAATGCTAATCCGGCCGGAAGAATTGCACTTTGTGGAGAACCTCCTGCATCTAAAGAATGAATCTCTATTTGTTCTCCCTTACCTACAAAATAAGATGAACCCGGTTCTGATGTTCTCGAGAAATATATCTTGTCAGTTGAAGGATTTTGCCATTGACCTGCTTCATCGTTTAGCAATGCTGTTGTTGAGTGTTTCATAATTAAGCTCTTTTGTTTGTTATAGTTACTTCTGTAGTCATTAACAATGAAGCTACAGATACAGAATTCTCAACGGCGTTTCTTGCTACCTTAGTAGAATCAATAATTCCTGCTTCAAACATATCTACAACTAACCCTGTAATGACATTTATACCTCTATCTTCTGTATTTGATATACCGAAATCTAAAATAGACGCATTTTTTAGAATCTGAAAATAAGGGTCTTTAAGAGATTCGACAACAGATTGATACCCTAATTCATAAGAATCAGAATAATCATTTGCTCTCGATGGTTCTTTGAACTGAGCCAATGCAACACCTCCTCCGGCAATAATACCTTCTTCAAGAGCAGCCTTAGTAGCTTTGATAGCATCATCGACCCTGTCTTTCTTCTCCTTCATTTCGACTTCACTCTTCGCTCCTACACGAATTACAGCCACACCTCCTGATAATCTACCAAGACGGTCTTTATAGTGCCACAAGTTGTGTTTGTTCTCACTTTCAAGGATAGAATCCTTTACACTTTTAACACGTCCATCGATTGCCTCTTTATTTTCAGCCTTATCAACAATAAGTATTGTCTTAGTTGATGAAGATATACATTTTTTAGCCTGACCCAAGAAAGTTCCATCTACTGCAGACAAATCATTCCCTGTTTCATCAGAAGCCAAGATACTTCCCGTTAAAGCACATAAGTCTTCTAAAAGCTCGAATCTCTTAATTCCGATTCCCTCAGGAGAAACTACATTTACTTTGATTACTCCTTTGGCTTTATTTATATTTAAGACATTCATTACCCTGTCATCAATATCAGAAATAATCAATAGACTTCTTTTATTTTGAATAGCCGCTTTCAATACTTCCTCAATCTCATCAATACTGTCAATCTTTTGGTCTGAGATAAACACCAATGGCTCATCTAATACACATTCTTGTTTCTCTTGGTCAGTAATCAAGTATGGAGAAGTGTATCCTTTACGGATTTTAACACCGTCAGTAATCTCAACGTATGTCCTTCCATCCAAGCTCTCCTCCATTGTAACTTCTCCATTAATTCCAACTTTAGAATATGCTTTAGATATAAGCCCTCCTATTTCTGAATCATTATTCGCAGATATGCTCGCAACATACTTCAATGCTTTTTTACTAACCTTCCTACTGCTTTTTTCTAAGTACTCTACGACATCCTTCGATGCGTCTTCCATACCACGTTTCAATAAAGTAATATTGGTTGATTCATTTACTTGAGGCATCGCTCTATTAATGATTCCCTGAGCTAATACTGCAGTAGTAGTGGTTCCATCTCCGGCCAAATCAGTGCTTTTACTCGATGCTTCCTTTAGGATACTTGCTCCTAAATTCTCAACCGGGTCAGACAACGTAATTGCCTTAGCAACTGTAACACCATCTTTAGTTAAGTGAGGAAGGCCTCTCTCATCTTCAATAGCCACATTCCTTCCGGCCGCCCCAAGCGTAACCTTTACAGCATCCGCCACAGCATTTACACCGGTAAGGAGCTTTTCTTTTGCATCTTTGTCAAATAAAATTTGTTTTTCAATCATGTTTATTGGTTTAAGTATTTAATTCTTTCTGATAAAACCTGTTCATAAGTTTTCATTGATATTAATTGAATTTTAAGTAAAGACTGATGTATTTCATCAAGGTCTTGAAATAAATCTCCCAATGTAAATACTTCGAGATTTATTATTTTTTTGTTTAGTTCTGATTGTTCATCAAGAAGTCTGCTAATAAATGTGCTCATTTTAATTAAAGTTAAAGTTATTATAGTCATCTCCGCTGTAAGCATCCTCATCGAATCCCCAACAGAAAGATACTTTTAAGCATAAAAGGTAAATTGAGAAATCCCAATAAGGAAGGATTTCGTCTTTAGGGAATAGATTCACTCCAAAAAGAAATAGATATGGAGAAACCTGAGCCTCGATTTCTAAATCATTAGTTGTAAAATAAAGGATTAGCCCGAAAGCCGTAACCAATATTAAAAACGAGGATAAAATTGTTATAAAAATCATATAGAAATTTGATTAAATTTGTTGAGGCAAATATATAAAGAAATAAATATTAAAATTCTATAAAATGAGAGAAGAATTCATAAAAACAGTCAAAGAACTTACTAAAAAGTACGAAGAAACAGGAGAAATGACATATTTATTCCAATTAAATGACAAAATATCAGGATTTTTAGGGTTTGTTGTTCTTGACATACTGCAGGAAGACCTATAGTTTATCCCAATATTTATCGATTGTAACTCTTGAAAGGCCGGTAGCTTTATGTACTGCAGACTTTGTGACCTTCATATTAGCCGCATTCAATATTTTAACACATTCTGTTATAGTAGCCAAGCTGTTATCTCTCGCAATGTTGTTTTTATTAGAAACAAGTACATATTCCTCTAATGTAACATCTTGCATACATGCTTCGCAATATTTCTGAGCAGTTTTAAAGCTAATATTAAGCTCCCTTGACACATCTAATATTGAACACACACCTTCGTTTTCCTGTTTTACAGCTAATATTGTAGCCATAACTTTTTCTTTCATTGTTTTTAACTTCATAATATTTATACATTTTAGACTTTCGGTTACTTTTTTTGACCTTACATATTCAATATATGCATAGTAAAGTTCTTTTTGAGTTTTATATTCTTCTCCGTGAATTTTATAGAAGTCATCTTCTGTCATTTTTATAAGGCCTGATATATCTTTCTTCCATTCTATCCTCGAAACGTCCTTTACAATGTCACTTATATCTACAGGAATGTCTCCGTTAAATACCTCAAACGCTATCTCATAAATATCGCTATCAACGAGAAGTATGCTGACATCTGCATTTAAAAGCGTTTGTATCATATTGATTCCATCATTCACAGCATCATCCTCTGTCATATCAGGATTCAAATACCAAAGCTTATACAGGTATCTTTTATAGTTGTATAACGAAGAAGAACGTGATACACGAATATTACAATACCTTGCATCTACATATTCATATCCTTCCGGCCAAAACCATAGGTAATCAAACTCCTTACTCTTCCCCCTTTTATTAATAATTGAATACTTTATCATACGGCAAATATAATCATTATTTGTACATACTTTTATATAGACTTTACTATGTAAACACTTATTAATTCTTATCCTAATAATACATAAGGTTTAATATGTCTGTACATTTTTCGGGATATTACAAATGTAGGGCATTTAGATTCCCCACCATTTCGCGAGTCAATCCCTCCACCGGAAACCGTTTCAAAACACTCCCCCACCTCTCTTTTTCGCCTTTTCGCCATACCTTTTTTGCCTTTTCCTACCTATGCGACCACCGTAACGGATGACTATCGTCATATCATTTTGCATTTTTGTTGCTGTCATTTTGCGGTTGTGCTTGTGCTTGTCGATAGTGGGCAACCACCCACTATAAAAATAATTTATCAAAGACTCAAAAACGATAGACAACTATTATAATGAATTGGTATAGAGTTTATTTATAGGTTTTACGGCTTTCATAGATTATATTTATCACTTCGGCACAAAATCCCTACAATCCAACCCAACAAACACATAAATTTTTCTTACATTCATTCTTACAAAATACCTTCTTCGGCACGATTTTTCATAGGATAAATTCCTACACTAATAATCCTACAAAACAAGCATTATTGTAAACATTGCCTTACAAAACAATAATATTTTGTTAAAATTATGTTAAAATTTTGTTCAATTCAAATAACCACCTTAGTATTGCACCATAATTCAACGGCAATAGTGCCAAACGTTCATTTAAAAATCTGAAATTATGAAAACAGCGAAAAACAGCGCAATAACAAGCGCAACGACAAAACAGCGTGCAACACGTAAAAGCGTAACAGCACCGCAACCGTTAACCGCTTCCGAAGTGGCACAAGCTACCGCAACGGTTAAAATTCGTAAAACGTTGGAACAACGCCAAACTGAATTGAAAGCCAAAGAAAAC